ACAATGTGGTCGACTTAAAAACTCTTGAAGCCACTAAAAGCTTAGAGAATGTGGAATTCGATGATGGGACTATGTTAGCGATTCCACTAATGATTTATAAGTCAGCCAAGTACGAAGGCAGAGGCGGAAGCATCTTTGACGGGAAGCTGGACAACTACGATGCATTAGACGAGGTGTGGTCTCAGTGGATGGATGCGCTTCGAGCAGGGCGCGCCAAAAGCTACATTCCGGAGTGCCTTGTGCCACATGATCCGGAGACTGGTGAGCTGATAAAGCCAAATGCGTTCGACACTCGCTATTTTGCGGCAGAGGGGGACATGAGAGAGGGCCAGAAGAACCAGATCTATACAGATCAGCCAGCAATTCCACATGACAGTTATCTGGCGTCATACGTCACAGCATTGGATCTCTGTCTACAGGGCATTATCAGTCCATCTACACTTGGCATTGATACAAAAAAACTAGATAATGCTGAAGCGCAGCGTGAGAAAGAGAAAACCACGCTATATACGAGAAATGCGATCGTGGAGGCACTGCAAAAAAGCTTGCCGAAAGTGGTTGCAGCCTGCATCAACGCGGATCGCATTTTGCACAACCAGGCAATCGAAGGTGTGGAAGTCAACATCCAGTTTGGTGAGTACGCAAACCCATCGTTTGAGAGCCAAGTAGAAACAGTCGCAAAGGCAAAGCGGGGAGGCATCATGAGCATTGAGAGATGTGTGGAAGAACTGTATGGTGACACGCTGGATGAGCACTGTAAGCAGGAGGAAGTTACTCGCCTGAAAGCAGAGCAGGGAATTCAGAATATAGAAGAGCCGTCCGTTAATATGTCAGCGGGCGGTTTTCAAGTAACGATGCAAAATGAGGCAATGGCAGAGGAGGAAATGGCAAATGAAAGTAGTAGTAAACAGTCGAACGTACCAGATGGGCAAAAAGGAGTACGAGAAGCTGCTTGAGATCGCAAGTGAACAGGTTCCCTTTGGCGTATACGCGATTGAGAAGGATGGATATGCGGAGCTACGTTGTGATCAATGCCAAAGCAAGACCCAGTTGAAGACATTGGTCCGTGAATTTAAGCGACAGGGATTCAAAGTACGAGTAAATGATGGGGGAGCATTGAAAACTGCGGGGCAAGATGCAGCAGCGGAGGTGCTGATGGATGCAACTGGCTGAGTACGATCTGGGGGAGGCTTTTGCTGCAATTGAGAATGAATTGATTGCATCAATGATGCGAAATATCAGCAGACATAAATCATGGGAGAAAAAAGAAAACAAAGAATGGACCATGTGGCAAGTGGAGCAACTTAAGGAACTGGAAAAGTTCAAGAAAGAGAACCAAGCGAAGTATCCACAGGTTTTCAAGAATCTTAACTGGAAGATCGAAGAACTTTTGCGCATGGCAGAGGAAGAGGGCCAGATGGATCAGGAGGCAGAGATCCTTCAGGCAATCAAAGATGGCTTTCCAGTGCGAGAGGTGGAGCCAGGTGCGACAGCGGAGTTCTTTAAGTTAAATAGTCGTAAGTTGGAAGCATTGATCCAAGCGACGAATAACGATATGCAAAAAGCCGAAACCGCGGTCTTGCGCATGGCAGAGGATCAGTATCGTAAAATCATATATAATGCTCAAGTGTATGCCAACACAGGAGCAGGTACATATGAGAAAGCGATTGACATGGCAACGCGAGACTTCCTTGCCGCTGGGCTTACCTGCATTGAGTATAAAAATGGTGCACGGCACACTCTTTCTGATTATGCTGACATGGCGATCCGTACTGCCAGCAAACGTGCATACCTTCAAGGGGAGGGTGTAAAACGGCAGGAGTGGAAAATATCCACTGTGATCATCAACAAGCGCGGCGACAACCCATGCCCGAAATGTCTACCATTCGTAGGCAAGGTTATGATTGATGATGTGTGGAGCAATGGTCCAAAGGACGGAAAATCCCCTGTTACTGGCAAGCAGTATCCACTAATCAGTAGCGCCATTGCGGCAGGGCTGTATCATCCCCGATGTCGAGATTCACATACAACATACTTCGAGGGTATTAGTACACCACCGGATGGAAAGTTCACCAAGAAAGAGCTGAACGATCTGGCGGAGAAGAATCGAATAGAGGCACAACAGCAATATGCCGAGCGGCAGACAGAGAAGTATGGAAGACTGGCACAGTATTCACTGGATTCAGAGAACCAGAAGAACTATAGGGCGAAGGAAGAAGAGTGGGAAAGTCAAGCATACAGATCTGTAATAAGGGGCGAGTCCTCGATAGCATTTACTGATCTTAAACAGACACAGAAAATAACCATCAAACAAGTCGGGAGCTATTCAAAAGTGTATATTTCTGATATGGCAAAGATAAAACCTCGTGCGCTGCACACCATCAACAGGAGAACGGAGAAAGCTCTAAAAGAGTGGAAAGTTCCATTGGAGAGAAAGCCTAAAATTATTATAGTCTCCCCAGATGAGATGCCTACAGCATACGGGAAATACGATGCTATACAAGATGCAGTTTTTTATATACCTCAGATCACAGACAGAAACGTAATCAAGATGCAAGGAGATGTAGAGTTTCATGAAATGTGGCACATGAAACAGGCCGAAAATTTTAGAAAACGGTACGGCGAAATCACAAAAGAAAATTACGACAAATACATAAAAACCGCATGTAAAGATGCAAAAAGAACTATTGACAGGATTGGCATCACAAAGTACAATGTGAGTGAAATAAGCGATTATGCCAAAGAAATGTATGCACGAGCCAGATATGATGAGGTTGAAGCTGAATATATGACAATAAACAGGGGGGAGACGACATGGTAATTCGCAAATATCCAGATGAAATTGAAAGACTGCTCAAGATATGTGAACCATACATTGATAGGGTAGAAGATGGAGAGCTTAAAGATGCTCCACCAGAGGTAATAGAAGCATTCGAAAAAACAAAAAAGTGGGCATGGGAACAAGGCCAATAAATACCATCAGCCGAGAGGTTGATGGTATTTTTATACCCAATTTCAGAGAGGAGTAAGAAAATGAAAGTTCAGATTAAAAAGAGAGTTGTGGAACTGATGGGAGCAATGCTCGTAGCATTCTCAGCGATGGGATGCACAGAGGCAGATCAGGTCAGTCGAAACATTTCAAAAGAGGCTGATAATTTTAATGTTACAAGAAAGCTAACAGTTTTAAATGCCAGAACAGATACTGTCCTACTGGAGCTGACTGGCACATTCGCCTTGGGCAACAGCTCA